CGATAACTACGCTACAGGGGAAAGCGTGGGCAATACTATAAGAGGGTTATCAGACTCGGTAGAAGAGCTGAAGGATGGATTCAAGTATTTCGTACAGAATACAAGGTTACCCTCTGGATCTTTAAATAACCTCGGTACGAGCTATAATATAATTGAGGGGAGAAATATCAATACCAACCATAGAATCGTCTTCAGAGACCCCGACGGCGTCCTCGATCAGCCACTATTTGAAAATTCTTCAGCTACCTATTCCCAATCGGGTACGGTGATAACCGTAACTTCTACGGGCCATGGCCGATCTGTCGGAGAGAAAGTAAATCTCATCTTTTCCACCGGAACAGCGACAGATGGCAGATACGAAATAGCTACTGCTTCTACCGACTCGTTCACAGTAACATCGGGGCAAAGTACTACCACCTCCGGCGATGTTATAGTCCGACAAGGAGTTAACTTTTTCGAGCTAGGGTCTCTCATCGGGGCTGGAGAAACCACGTACTTTGGACAGAATATCCCCGGCATATGGCTGTGGTCTGGGGATAAATATAGACGAGTATTTAGTACCGACGACAAACCTTTTATGAGTAGGAACCAGAAGGAGTATTTGAGCCCAGCGATCTACGACATCAGTGGCAGCCTGGTGGCAGCTAATGATTACCGTTATAGCATAAGCACGGCTTACTACAAGCAAGGAGAACCCACTACCGCCGCATCTATTAAAGGATTTGACACTACTCTATCTGTTCTTATACAGAACATCACCCCTAGTACCGACCCTAACAATGGGGGGTTTGTCTACCACAGAACTCTGACCACAGAGACAATAAAGACTACGGACAATTATACGGTAAAATCCTGGCCCCTATTCTCCTACCTAGATGGCAGTGCTGTTAAAGACGCTAAGTTCTTAGCTATCTAACTTAACGTAGGCATAGTAGGAATCTTTGACCTTCTCCTGATTACCAATATGTATCAGTTGGTCCTCGTCGTATGTAGAGGCATCGACGGGCAGGTCTATTTTTAATCTGTGAGTATAATCAGCGAAGGCTATTTGCACGTCTAGATCTAGGCCATCATCTCCCAAAGATTCCACAGCGCTGCCGTTTGATTCTTTAAACTCCAGCTTTTCAGTAATTGTTAAAGTCTTATTGTCAAGCTCCGATCTTGTCGGGTCTCCCCAGAACACATCATACTGCCCTTTTGTGTTTCCGGCATCATACAGGTCAGTGTCCGACACTGCTATGGCAGACAACAGAGGGTCGGAGATAGCGTAGGGAGGGTAACATATCTCCGCACTCGACTCAGAGTCAAATCCAAATGGGGTTACCCGGGCCGATGCGGGCCTAGGAATTTCACTAAACCCACCGTTAAGAGTATTACCGTTATAGGTGATCTTGAGGACGTCGGCAAATGCCATTGATTCGCCGCTATCGACACGGAGGTAGTTATATGTCGCATTCTCTTCTGTGTAGTATTCGATATACTTACCGCTAAAACTGCTGATATCCGTTCCACCTACCTGCAAAGTCCCCTGGGTAGTTGATATCTGGATGAGGTCGACACTGTTAGTGCCGTCTTCATACTTTTCTACAGTAACGACTAAAACAGCCTTTAAGGGGTTGACGTTGGTTGTGAATCCGGAGTCATCAGCGACCCTGGTTACCGATATGTTGATAGGTGATAACCACGCACCGTCTGAAAATGATGGTAACCCATATCCGGTCGGATTATCGCTAGACGGCGATGTATTTTCATCATATGCCGATCCGTTCCACTCGTAATACTTATCCTCAGCCACTGCGTAGTAAACGACTCCGGTCGATGCAGTAATCTCTTGTAGAGCTGCTAGATTGTCGTACATATCTACAGTGTAGAATTTGTTATACCTGGGATCTGCATCATTTGTTACTTTACTAATATACAACCTAATATTATTCGATGACACTTTACCGCTAGCCGCAGTCTCGTGATTGGGACTACCACCGAGATCGTTAGCACCCAGCAGATCACCGTCCTCGTACATAGCGCTGTTGATGGGGACAGCGTTAAAGCTCAGTTTGCCCGCCTCGCCTAGTTGGTTCGGAACCATGCGCAGTCCGATATAATTCGAGCCGAGCTCTTCTGAGTCGGAGTACCTAGCTTCGCCCAGGATAATGTTAGGGCGAGAGGGGTATGTATGCTTTTCAATAGTAGCGCCGGAGATTACTATCCTGTTGTTTGGAGAGACCTTGGCCGAAGTATCGCTGACAATCTCTTCAATGATGTATTTCTCCCCCGCCGCTACGTCTACAACGTTACCGACAGAAAGTTCGCTGTTAAAAGCCGTACTAGTCCCGGTCATAGTATCGCCACTGATCTCTACCGTACCCGTAAGCGATGAGCCCCCGTCACCGTACAGGCCGAGTCCTAGGGCAGGCGATCTCAGCGAAGAGTTGAAATTGTTTTCAAGGAAACCATCGAGGGGGGTGTTATCCCCATCGATTGCATTGGGGTCGGTATCATAGGGGTGTCCTTCTGAAACTTTCCACCAGGTCGGTCTAGTGTCAAAACCCACTCTCTGCACATCGGGGCTGTAAGAACCATCTGTGAGATCGGAGTAGGATACATAAGCCTCGTCAGGTGAAGCGATACGGCCCTTCCACAGAGGAGTGAGATTATCATTAAACTCCAAAGTTCGTAGTGGCGATATCCTTAACGTATAAGTCCCCGCATCGACGGAAGTTGTAGTCGTAACATTCTTGGCGCCAGTATTCGGATCGATACTTATAGCCAAAGCGATACTTATAGGCGAGGCGAGTATAGAGTCCCCTTGAGCTACAAGACTATAAGAGACAGAGGCATCGGTATCTTCGAGAATATCAATAACCTGATCCAATGTGCTACCAGTAACAGCGGAGCCGTCGATATCTACGATATGTTCTTCGCTATAGAATTCTATAGTACTGGACACAGAAGTCGTCTTAATGAACAGATTAGGTTCAGTGGGTACGATTTCGTCCAGAGCGATGCTATCCGTCGCCCCATGGTACATCCGAATTGTTATGGGAACATAAGCCACCCAACTATCACTATAACCATACTTGTACTGATCACTTAACTGGTCTGTGTTAAAGGTTACTTTGGAGAGGTAAGTCTGTTCTGATTGCTGAGCTGAGTACCCGTCAACGCTGAAAACCTCAACCCAGGATGTGGCATCGCTGTCAATAGCCATATCTATCTTTACCTGCACATTGGTCTGCACTTCGAGGGCATAGGTGCCCGGGGTGATCCTGAGATAGCCATCCCATCTAATCCCCCAGTTGTACTGATACACCCTCAGAGGTGAAGGGGGTTGTTGCCAACGGAAGTTGGAATCTTCGACAATGATGCTATCACTACCACCCGAGCTATTCGCCACGAGGAGAGCTTGTTCAGCGCTAGTCCACCTAGACTCGATCCATGCCCGGGTGAACCAGTAACCCTTCTCGATATAGGGTAAGATGTTGCCAGAGCTGTTAACCAATACCTTACTACTAGTGGACTGATTATTATCGTCCAAATTGCCATCACTTAGTGTGGTATCGGCATCGTTGGGTGACTGAGTAAACCACAGGGGTTTGTTCCTCACCGAGTAAGGACGTATCAGTTTAAATACGAGATTGGAGAAATCCCCCGTAGCGCTTTGTATCCCCGACAATTTACTAATCGCGCTAGCTCCTTCTACTGTCCACGAGGTAGGCGATTTTGTCAGCCTCAGAGATATCCCCAATCCACTGAGATTAATGACTAGACCTTCAGCGGTTTCGTATTGATCGAGATCCAGGATGACAGCGGATTCTGTCCCCAGAATTGCAGATTCGGAGAGATTAGTAGTCCCGTCCGTATCTTTAAGCTCAGACACGGTAACTACTCCAGTGCCCGAGTTAAAGGAGAATTTGATAAAACCGATATGCTGAGGGGTGACCGGGGGCCTGTAAAACTGAGCACTGGGTCCGCTATGCAACCCCGGATACGTCCCATTTCCGTAAAAGGAGTCGAGAAAGTTTATCCTGTCTTGAATCCTAATCCTCGGAGTTTTAGAAACTGTACTCCCTAGACTACCCCCTCCTACGCTGGCACCAGCCAGTCTGCTAAGAAAACTCCTGTCAATCCCCTCATCGACGAAGTCCGAAGTAACGTTCCAATCTAACGCGTTATAGGGGCCGCCATACTGATTTGTTTCAGCGCTTTCAGTTATACTTAACTTACGCAGTATATTATTGAGACTTTCTCCTCTGTCTTCTACATCGGACAGAGCGGAGGAACGCTTTAGGCCGATAAATCTCGCCCTACCGCTTTTCCCAGGAGCTTCTTTTCTCAACCTCCTTATCAAAGGTTGTCCAGTTAAACCGAGGTCTCCGCTGACTCTGGTCGCCATAAATCGTACGTTACTATTCCTAATAAGCTTTCAACGTTGAAAGCAGGGTAGAGGGATACGCATATGACACCTAAAAAAATAGCCAGTGCTTCTGAAAATTTTTGGTTTTTATTCTTTGAAATAATTTTTTGTACAGCCTTTTTAGCCTCCTGTGAAGTTCCTAATTGGTTAAATGGTCCACGTTCTCCTAACGAGTGTGTGGACCGTTGGATGTTTTCAGCAGGTCTTGTATTCGTCCCCTCTGGAATACAAAACTCTAATCTTACCGGCCCTCGTACAAATCGGAATAAGCGAGAATAACCGATTTTACAAAATCTGAGCGAACAATGTCATCAAAGCCAAAATTTACATGACCCGTGTTGTCGGAGTCTTTAGCTAAACGTCTAGCAGCGTCAGAGAGACCGTCTTTGCCAAAACGATTAGATAAATCGCGTTGAATAACATCCCCAAGCATGGCTATACTACTGTGATCTCCGAGTCTAGTGAGAATAGTGAGAACGCTGTGGCTTGTGGCATTCTGCATCTCATCAGCGATGATAGTGCAGCGGTGTAGGGATCTCCCCCTCAAGTGTTCGATAGGTAGAAACTCAATGATCTTTTTATCAACGAGATAATCTGCCTTCCCCTTTGCCATAAAAACACTCAACGCATCCCTTAAAGAGGCGATATGGGGCTCAAGCTTATCTCTCTCCGTGCCTGGCAAAAACCCTATCCCCCTCTCCCCAGGCGTATCGACGATGGGTTTAATATAGTATATTTTGTCTATAAGGCCTTTTTGTAGTTTTTCACAAGCAACGTAGACGGACAAAAGCGTCTTTGCAGTCCCCGGAGGACCGGTCAAGATGGTCAGAGTCTTAGTCCTCAGGTATTCCATAGCCTCCTTCTGACTCTGATTGGCCGGGTGTATTGTGATAACTCCATCACCTCGGGAAGATGGAATCCCGTAGGCCATCTCGTTATATCCAGGTACTGACGATTCAGTCACCTTTTCTCTCCTGCTCTTACCTTTGGCCATAAATCACCTGTAGATACAAAAAATGGGCAGACAACAGACGGACTGTTGCCTACCCATGGGGCTGAGTTTTCCTTAAATCGGGTCAAAGATCTCTCCAAATCCCTTACTTAGCTTTCAACTACGGCAGCTCAAGTCCGTCGCAGTAAGACAGGGTTACAGAGGAGTCGTAAAGATGTCCGTCCATGGTGTGAATATTTTCCTGGGGGACAATGGTGCCCGACCTCAAGTATTCTTTAGTAAATTTATAATACTCCTTATGTTCAATCTCTCTCTTCTTGACCTGAGAATGCACCCAGTAGTGGGAGGCTTTAGGATACTGTTCAATAATCTCTTCCCTGTGCCGGTTCTCAATATCACTATTCCACTCATGCTCTATGAGAACGAGATCGAGGCGGCTCGAACACGAGAGAAGGAGTGATTCTACTTCGTAAGAGTACTCATGGGAAATGGGGGGCATCTTGGCCCGGTAGGGCTCATAGAACAAGGTGTCAGAAACAAATCGATCTAAGATAAGGAAATCAATACTATTACTGTTGACATCGGACAGAGAGTCGGTAAACTGTTGTATCGGGGAGTGATGAGACGGATCGATCCCGCTAAAGTGGGCGACCAAGACGCTTGAGCCAAAGCTCTCTAGCAGTTTCTTGGTATTCCGTATCGCAGTAGTCTTACCTACCCGATCTGCACCAAGTACAATAATGGTTTCCATAGAATCGAAGTAACCGAGACCACTGTAGCACGTTGAAAGCTCTGTAGGTGATTAGCTAAACAGTTTCATGACACAGCCCAAGCCGAGGTGGGGAGTAAGATTCACTTCCGATCCTACACACGATGAACAGTATGTTCAAGGACTTTATGACAATGATAACACAGCGGCGAAGAGGGGCGAGCTGTTCCTGAACGAGCCGGAGGAGGAGATATACTATGTCGATAGTACAGGGACGGTAAAGACTGCGTATAAGAACACCTTGGTAGGGTTTAACCGCATCGATTTTACCGGCCTGCGCGAATTCGCCGATGACACTGCAGCGGCTGCGGCGGATCCTGCCGTACCCGTAGGCGGATTGTATCACACCTCTGGTGTCTTGAAAATCCGGCTAGCTTAGTCTTTTTAGTTGAAAGCTAAGTGTAAGTAGAAATTGCCATGACCGTCACCACTGCGACATTAAAAAAACTTGTAGGCATCGAGTTCGAGTTTAAATCCTCTCTCGACGACTTCCTACAAACCGTACTTGATAACAAGCTGGTTCTGGAATATAATAGCGGCTCTAATACACCTGCCGCGAGGACCAGCTCGCTTAATAGTTTCGTATCCTGCGGCCCTAGTATGGGGTTTGAAGCGAAGAAATTTGCCTACGGCACCCTCGAACTGATCGTCAACGCCCTGGTCAATAATCCCGACGTCCCCGAGGACCCCTATGCCAACGAACTAAACGATCAGCTAGTCAATATAACCCGGTACGTGGGTATTGAAGGCGAAGGAGACTATCACTTCATGGTAGCGGTCTACAACCTTACTGTTACTTTGTCCGAAATTCTCGACAACGTCGTCCCAGTCGGACCGATTGTAACCTATACCCTAACCGCTGGTGGTTCTGGCTACACCATCGACGGCGCTGATGGCGATGAGACTGGAGTTGTATTCCTCGGCACCCTGGCTCTAGGCGATCAGACAGATCCCGATCAGTATACCAACGCCGTATTCGAAGCTACGATCGCCTCTGGCGTCGTAACCGCTATCACCGCTCTTACCGACGGCGGAGACGGATTCGCAGTGGGCGATGTTGTCAGCCTCGATATCGACACGGGCACTGCGGGTCAGGGGAGTGCTACTGGATCCGGAGCTACGGTAACCGTCAATAGCGTAGGTTAACAATGAACGGGCTATACCGCTGCAGGTGTGCGGTAGGCTATAGGCCGTATACTAGTGACAAACTAATCCTGTTTTCCGAGAAACAGGTAGTCAGCGCTTCAGTAAACCTTCAATGGGACCCTAATGGGCTGGTGATGAACGCCGACGCTATGACCGAAGCTACGCAGTTTGTTACTGCGTTGTCTGGGTCGACGGCTAGTATAACCTTATCCGACCCTTATATGACCGGGGTAGCCTGGGCTGCCCTGTTCGATTCTGCTGCGGCGTATACGAATACCAGCCATGCTGCAGCGAATCACATTATGCTGCCTGCTTGTAAGGAGGGGGAGAGCCCGGAATCGAATTTGTGCAGGCGTTTTCAGGAGATCGAAGACCCCAGGCTGAGAAAAAGCGGCTTCGGTGACTTCGCACATATATTGGTAACTTACTACTACGAAGTGGCCGGTACGAAGGTGGCGTTAGACACTTATTTTAGGCTACAAAGTTTCTCAATTAAGCATGGTAAATCCTACCCTCAAGTCTCCCTTCAAGGTGTAGACCCTCAGGTCGTGGCATTCAACCAATCTTTGGGAAACTTTCAATTCGAGGAGAACAAATCTCTGGAGGAGAATCTAAAAAACGTAGTAGAAGAACTGGGATACACGCCCTCCTTCTGTACAGATCCGACTGATACGGAGACCAAGAAGTATATAATGCCCAGGTCGTTTAAGGAGAGAAATATTACGGCGGGGGAAATGATAAAGAAGTATCTGAGCAGTGTAGGTGGCAGCTCTAATTCTTTGCCGGTAAAAGAATACGCTAAGAAGATATCTTTGTGTACCAGAGCTAATGTAAATCAGGGATGTTCCGTATTTTACCTGGGCAAAGGACTTTATGAAGGGTATACCATCACCGGTCAAGTCCCTACTAACCTCTTGAACCTGAACCTGGAGAACGACCTGTCCAGAGGTCTAGGATATAACTACGATAAACTCCCACTGCGGGAGAATAAGTCATACACGATTGATGAGATTTACAAAGAGAAGAGGAATGCAAAACTAAAAGACGCCCGGACCGATCTGACTAGTTTCCCCAACCAGTTCGAGACTCTCAACAAGAGGTTTTCAGATAATCAGACGGGCAGCGGGTACGTGTGGAATTCTGCAGGCCCGCAGGTGACGACTGAAAAGAAGAAAAAGACTAACTTCCATGGCATCGGTATCAACGGTGACGCTCCCATATCGTTTTTGGACGGCATAGTGGCATCTGTTGCCAAGGATGGAGGACTAATCATCATAGCGACGAATTACTTCCTGCGCTACTGCGATGAGAACAAGAAGTGTAGGAATAGTGTTATCATGCAGGAGACTGTCAATCTATCCAGTATAGAGGAGAGGTTGAGAAAAGTTGGCGCCCCTGTGGAGATGAATGAGCAGGTGGGGACTGCGACTAGTGAGAAGCCCGAGTTTACTCGATTCTACATTTCCGCTATTAGTTCTTCGGATAAGATAACTTTGTCCCCTGCTTTGGTGTGGAAATATGCCGTACCAGTTAAACCGTTAACTGACCAGGAGAAGAAAGATATCGATCTCAGGGGGGATAAGCCCTCGGGACCGGTAAGTAATTCGGGTCAGGGTTCTGTTATTGGGAGAGTGGGAAATACCGGGCGTAGCACCAATCCTCATTTACACGCTGAATACGAACCCCCCAGACCAATCACTAAAGAAGACCTTGAGGGGATTATAGAAATTGGAGGTAAACCTCCTTCGTTTTGGAAAGAAACGTCTGGATACGGGGCTCAAGAAGAATTCAGAACTAAACCCCACAATGGGGTAGATTTGGCCGGAGACTCAGTAGATATAAATAATCAACCTATAACCCTCCTTAATGGTAAAATAATAGCTACTGGCTCTGAAAGTGGCTTTGGGAACTATGTGGTAATAGATACCCCTAAAGGAAAAATTCTCCTGGCTCATCTGGCAGACGGATCGACTAAAGGTGTCCAGGGAACCAGCTCCAGTGTCGGGTCGAAGTACGGCACCGGAGTTCAAGGCGCTCCTGCTGTGAACGGTGCGGAGATATCAACGGAGTTTAAAGGTGTTCCCCGTGCCCTAAGAATCGTACCAGGAAGAACTATCTTATCGCTGATTACCAACTACGATGAGTGGGTAGAGCAAGGGAGGCCGAGTACAATCGATCCGGAAATATGGATAGCAGACAGGTTTTCTAAGTGGTTTGTTAAAAGTGCCCGCTATCAGTGGGGTAAAGGAGACCTTAGAGTATCGATAACAGGAATTACAGATTGGGGGAATACTACAGCGAGGATATTAGTCCCTTCGTTTGAAGATTATATGTCCTCCGGAGACTTTAATGTCGCGAAAGATTACTACGGGTATATAAGATCGGTAGGAGATTTGTGCTGGAGACTTAAGGACGGGAAAACCTCCTGCGAAGTTTTCTGTTCCGAAGCACAGAAAATTGAGAATTTCCTCAAAGCGGGAAGATCGGGGAGTAAAACGAGTGTTAATAGTCAGTTCCCTCCGGCAAACTGCCAATATAGAGGGACTAAATATCCCCCGGATAAAGTGAATGCGATTATAAACGCTGCGAAGCAGGCGGGGATAAATACGAAGGCGGGCTATGCCGGAGTCGTTGGAAACGCACTGGTGGAGTCTGGAACTAATCTCGACCCGGCTATAGAAAACATAGAAGGTAGCGGTGCTTTTGGAATTTTCCAGTGGAAAGATAGTAGAAGGGCAAATCTCGAGAAATTTGCTAGAGAATCCGGCAGATCAGCGTCTGATTTTAGTACTCAAATGTCATTTTTTGTAGCAGAACTGAATCCGAACAGCCCTTATTACGATTCTACTTCAGATGCAGCAGCCCCCGGCGGGAATCTTGCCCAAGCTATGAACTCTGCCAAAAGTCCAGAAGAAGCCGCTGCGTTGTTCAACGCGGCATATGAGAGAGCTCCGGGCCAAGGAGAAGGTCCGAGGCAAAACTATGCCATAGAGATCTTTAGCGAAATGGACTGTGTAGAGGAATGATAGCAAGGGTACTGCTGGGGTTGTTTTTTCGAGAAATCCTGCAAGAGTCTGCTAAAAAGATAGTTAAAGAGCAGACTACTAGGCAGCTCTCGGACTCCGTGAGAGTAGAGTTTCTCCGTGCTGTCACTGAGGGGTATACCAAAGAGCTAACCCATAACATCGGTCAATACGTCCGCTCCCTGGGCGCTGTCAGCGTCGAGGTTAGTAGCGACAATGCAGGGGAACGCCTACTCTCCGCACTTCAAACTTCTCTGCAGGCACTAGAAATTGAGCTGGAGAGTCAAGGTCCAGAGTCTCCGGTAATACAATACTTACAGAGAAGGTATGGCGAGGAATCCGCCACTCTTGTGGGGAGAGAAAGCCGGCCAGTTTACTCGATGGTATCGGGATACGATCCCCGATCTTTCCCCGACCAGCCCTGGCTCAACAGAGTGCTCGAGGAATCCCCCGAGGTGACAGAAATCCTAGCCGAAGAGGCGTCCAGAGTCTTCGATCTAGTTTTTCCCGAAGTACTTTGACCCCTTCGACGTATTTTCCGAAGCATCGAGGACTTGGAACTCAGCATGGAAGGAGTGATAGTCAAACCAGCTCTCTGCCATATCGACAGACTCCAGTTTACAAGTAGCTCCTCGGCATTTTACCGGAATCGTCTCAAGATCGTACTGATTCTCTCTGCACCACTCCTCGACTAATCGGATAAACGGGTAGACGTGGTCGACATGATACGGTCCGAGGATCGGTTTCCCACTAAGGGACGATTTAATCAGCCTCTGACCCTTAAACCTATTCCTATACTCCTGTATCTGAGGTTCAATAACCCCTCTTAACGCTCTGATAGCGTTTTTTCTATTCTCCTTAGCTGGATCTGGGATAGTTGACTTGGGGAAAATAGAGTCCATGACATACTTCTTGCCCACCCAAACCTCGTGACCCGAGTTAGGAGTTACAAGAACAACCCCTTTGACGCGTTTTCCATTAAACACCTTCTTGACCACTTTGTAGTCCACCTTACCCCTAGACATGATTCTCGAAAATCGAGGTATCCTTATTAAAACGTCAGAAAGAAACGAATAATCTGACCTCGAAACACTCAGTCCGGGTTCATAGCCAGCAACTATCTCCGACCATTTAGCAGAGAACTGCTTTTTATTGTACTGTTGACCGAGTACTTCTACGTATCTGATAGACATGGGACTTCTAAAACTTTACTCAGAATCCTCTGAGTCTCCTCTTTAATATGGTGTTGACTATTAATCCCAGGGTAATTTCTGAATATAGTGGAGTTAGCCCGTTTATTGACGTATACGTCATTGAGAAATTGATATTCTTTCTCGGGTAAATCGGCCAACTTTACCAGAATGTTGGAGTATTCAGATAGCATTTTGTCGATACTATCTTCCCGGGGATTTTCATCTTCGAAGGGCACCTCAGTGTCCTCGTTTATCTCTTGATACGTGACCTGATATGCCCTCCTGGTCTCCCGTATCAACGACTCCTTTAGCCCGGTCATTTCGGCCACTTCATGGTCGGGAATTTCCGGATTTGCACCTATAATCTTCCGTATTTTTATATACGTATCAGCATAAGTCCGAGGGACCTTAATCATTCTCGAGCTGTCTCTGAGATAGTTCAAGAGCTGAAAAGTAAGCGACCTGTTTAGCCAGGTACTAAAGTTGGCTTTCTCCGGATCCCACTTGTCGTACAATTTGACCATAGCCTCAAGAGCTACTGATCTCAGTTCTTCAAACGGAAGTCCGCTAAAGCCCGAAACTTTCCTAGCTGCATGAGAGGCTTTCCACATATTCTCGCGAATATGCATCTCTCTGGTTCTTTCATACTCCGATCGTCTAACCCCCTTGAGGTTTTCTAATTCTACCGGTCTCATTTAATGTTCTTTAGTACAAAATCTTTAATCTGAGTAGCAGACATAATGCCTTCACCGTTGAAGGCGATTAGGTTGCATTCTTCGTCGAAGATGGCGAACTCTGGGGTCCCGTTGCCCGATTCTCCGGGTACCAGAGACTCTAGGAATTCCCAGTTGTCATCAAGGACGTTAAATTCTCCCCAGCCAACCCTGAGCTCAGGGTATTCTTCTGCTATTTCACCTGCAACTCGGGCGAAAATCGGCGCCATGGCTTCGCAGGCGGGGCAGCCCGGTTGTCGAAACAAAACTACGCGGTAACGGAACTCTTGAGTGTCAATCATAAAGGAAAGTTGTAGACTAATACAGGTGTATTGTAGCACATACATTAGGGATTGTTAAGAGTCCACTTTTTATGGTGAGGTCGTTTTTTGTTGGCAACCTCACTTAAGTGCCCTGCGTTAAGATTTTGCTCAGGGAACATTTTAATTAGCTCAAAAAGGGATTTTTGTAGAACCTCTCCGTGAACAGGGTGATACCAGTCTCTAGGTGTGTATCTAGGGTTATTTTTCCCAGACCTCTTTTCGGACATTTTTGCCTTGGTCTCCTCTGTATGCTTTTTACCATACATAGGGTGACTCTCTCCCGTTTTACCGTACAAGTGGTTATTTTCCCCCGATTTAGCCTTAGATATTTTCTTTCTGGTTTCCTCAGAAATCACTCGACCACGAGAAGCTTTGGATAAATTCTTTCTATGCTCTTCACTATGCTTTTTACCTAGACGGGCCTTAGACAGTTTTGCCCTGGTTTCTTCCGACACAACTAAACCACGAACTCCTTCTCCCCCATTAGTCAGATTCCGTAAGATTCCTGTCCCAAGGTCCTTCCTGCCGTAAAACGCAATCAGCTCCCTCTCAATCTCGCAAGCTTTTTCCCACTCAAGACTCTCGTGAAGTATTACTATCCTGTCTCTTGGAGGAGGACCACCACAACTCCTCCTGCCTGTATAAGGCCTCTGAGGCTTACCAATCCCGATATAGTACGGAGTCCTGTCTTCTCTAACCCACTGATAAACGACTGTGTCCATAGCGTAGAGATGTTACAGATACGTGGTTTTCAAAGAGCCACGGCCCAGCATTGAAGTAAGCCGTTGATTACCCCCAGAGTAATTCGCCTGAGGTAGCTGTATTCGGCTTCCTCCATGCGCCGCTTTCCCACTCCCCATAATTTCATCTCTAAATACTTTAATTGCCAACACAAAGCTATCAACAAAATCGTCGTGTTTAGTAAATGGAAAGGCTGTCAGCTCAGACATCAATTCTCCAAGGTTAGGGATCTCAGAATAAATAGAAATTCGACCCTCTTCAGCAATAGGGGCTGCCTCATTAGCGCGAGCTACTTTGTCTTTCGTGGGGATAACTTCTTTTACCGGCATCTGCAGCTCTTTGCGGAGCATCTGTATAAGAGGCAGACCCGAAGCTCTCGCCTCAATATAAAGCGCTCTGACCTTCCATGTCTTAAGCCACAACGGCATTGATTTCAGCAGCTCAGGGAACTCCGCCCTCTCTTTGTAAACGTGGAGCAGGTGAAGCTTTCTGGTTTTTCTGACAACCCCTAGTATGCAAATAACGGAAGAATCATTCATTTCACCTTTTTTTAGCGCCGTATCAGCCGTAGCATAGATGTACTCGTAATTTTCTTTGTTCTTATCATGATACTCGAACCAGAAATCTTTAAATATCGCCCCGCTCTCGCCACTAGGACGACCCTGGTACAGGACTTCGAAGGTTTTCGGATCCTGTTTTTTAATACTCTCTAAAGCAGAGGTAGGGAAGAACTCTGGCCAATGAGATTCGTTAAGTTTTCTACCCAGAGGATCAGTGTCTTCATCGGTACAAAGGGCCGGAACATTGAGCTGTAGCCAGCCTTCCGGGTCACTGGTAATAAGTCTTCCAGAAACATCCTCTTTGTGGAACCTGGTTCCAATACTTGCGACGCAGTTGTTTGGTAGACCTCTAGTCAAAAACTGAGTTGCAGTCCAGGAAAAAGTAGATTCAAGAACCTGGGCTGAATTACCGTCTTCGAGCAAGTCGTCTAATATTCCGATACCGGGTAAATCATCCTCACTGATAACTCCGTAGCCAAAACCAGTGACACCGCCTCCGGCCGATGCGGACATTATCAGCCCGCCTTGCTCGGATCTTATAGTTTTTAGGTTAGAGTTTCTCTCTAACACTTCGCACTCCGGGAATACCCAGTGAAATGCCTCGCTTGTAGTATAGGCTAGAATAGAACGGCTGGCCTCTTGGCTGAGTTTTAAAGCGTAAGAAGCCAAAATAAATTGCGAAGTAGGACTTCTGCCAAGCTGCCAAGTAGGCATCAGTTTTGACAAGAGAAGAGATTTGCCAGTCCTGGGAGGAAGGGATATCACCGTTCTTCGATACTTCGTATCGCCATCGCAGATACCTTGGACATAATCACATATCAAAGAGTGGACTTTATAAGGTTTAAATATTCCATTAATACCTATTTCTCTCGTAATAAACTTAGCAAAAGTAGTAAATTCAGTTCGGCATCGAAGCCTGAGCAGTTCTTTCTTATCGCTGTTAGACAAGCTCTCTATATCCTTAGACATCTCGAGGACTAACTGCTTCTCTCTGTCCCTCTCTTTTTTATTCACAATTAGTCTGCCCCCTCCTGTTTACGATATCATCATATAGTGAGCTTTCACCTCCACTAGGCGAGACTAATGATGTCCCCTCCAAATCATCTGTAATTCCTCTAGACGATACCGACTTCAGCCTACCTAGCTGCTCGGGAGACAGAGTCGAATCCAGTACCGTATCTTCTACCGGAGGAGAATTGTCCCCGAGCTTAGATTCCAGACTGATAGACAGAACCCTGTCTCCATCAAAAAGAGTACGTTCTTGATCGAAAGGATCGGGTATAGTGTCGTCATACACACCGAGAGTAGTATCGAGGTTGAACCCAGAATCCAGCGTCTTCCACTCCCTATAAGCCGGCTTAACAGCTCCGTCTATGATATCTTCTGCCAGCTCTCTATTCACTCTTAGTAATCTAGCGAGATCGGGTATGTTCTGAAATGCCAGAGATATAGGAGTGGTGACATTAACACCCACCCTTGGGCCGTCTTTAACCTGATCGAGACGTTTAGTGAATTTGTAGATATCTCTTATAGCCTGCGAGTTCTCCCTCACATCTCGTATTAGGAGGGGCAGGATAGCCAGTTCTTCGCCATATCCGATACCCCTCAGAAACCTATATAGCGCATCGATTAACTTTTTCTCAATCGACTCTATTCTAGTGATATTGTTATCCGCCACCTTAAGCGATTTTTCTACCGCTTCGAAGGTATAAGTAAGCTCGGACTCCTTATCGACCTGGTCAGCGTATCTCGATGAGAAATACTTCTCAGCCATTTCACCCACCCTAGAGATCTCCCTAATCGATGCGCTTAGGTTTCTTATATTGCCCGGCAACAGCTCTTCCCCTACTCCGGTAAAAGACAGCCCCTGGTCCTCGGCTATCGGGCCGGCATTATTCTCCAAGGGATTACCCTCAGCGGCATAAGAATTCGCGTTATTTGATGTCATAGAGCCGCACTTCTCGATTAAATTATTGCCATCGCTATCCTCCCCATGCTCGGTCTTTCTGCACTTAGGATCACAGGGGCAGCCCAGGGACCCCGATGAGCCAAACAACCCTGTTAGACCTTTGACCCCCGATATTATAGTCTTAGCCGCGCTGAATCCACCTCCAATAACTTTGTCTAGGTTATTTAGACCTATGCCCCCATTGCCCAATAGATCCTGAGCAACACTAGCCAGGCCAGACACCCCGAGAGCAGTGGTAGCGAGGGTAGGTATTGCATTAGCGGGTGCTGGGAGCTTCGAAATCTGGTCCAGGTTACCCATTGATCCGAACAGCTTAGGTATCTCACCCAGAGAGCCCGAAGAGAGGCCCGTCGCCAATGTCGACAGTAGTTGCGGAGTTACAACGTTGTTTCCTATAGCACCATTAACCGTCCCACTTACTGCGGCAAGGAGGCCGCCGCCAGAAGCCGAGTTTAGGATATTTCCAAGCGAGCTGGGATAAGCGGAGGTCAACAGGTCTTTAGCTATCCCCACCACAGGCGATACATATCTGTTGACTTCAGGCGGCAATTGATCCAGACCTATGGCAACTGCGCTGTCCACAGCTCCCATTATTCCTCCGCTCATTAGTCCGGTCATCACCGACGCTGCCTGAGGGTTAATCGACAACATCGCGTTTCGCAGAGTACTCTGTCCGATCGATAAGAGGGCGGAATCCAAGTCTCCCCCAGTCACCCCGTTAACGAGTGCGTCTGCCGCACTTCCAACACCGGTAAGTGCCTGTGCCGTAGCAGGGGTCAACGATCCATCCCGGTCCAGATCTTCTCTGATCAACTGAGTTATTGTTTCTACGGGAATGCCTGTCTTTTTTCTCAACGCCTCGTTAGCGACCCTTCTCATTGTCTGGGCTCCGTCGAAGGCGGTAGCGGGCACGAGACCTGCGAGACGTAGCAGCTCTTTGAGCCTGGGGTCTGTCCCGGTAATATCAATATCCGCTATGGCGGTGTCGAAGGCGACTTCTGCTATCTCTGGTTCTTTGGCCCAGTCATCCGCAGACATGGGGCTTTCAGACAAAGTTTCAATAGGGTTAAATCCTGTTGTGAATTGAATCCTTGTAAGAGGGGGTTCTTTGCTAAAAAATTGATGAGGTATACGCCTCCCCTGCCGTACCCAGAGCAGCAGCCCCTGATATCTTTGACAGACTATGAACTCTGAGTTATTGCCGTCATCCAGCACAGCTTCCATGCCATGGACCTTCTCACTGCATTTTGGCAACGTGGTTCGGAAAAATACTGGCGGAGCGCTTTGGGGTAACCAAGAGAAGTTTTTATTCTCATCCCTCCTACATACCATAGAAGTGGTACGGAATCTCCTGTCTTCAGTAAATTCATGATCTTCTCCAAGCAATGACTCATTGCATTCAGGTATTCCCGGGTTTCTCTCCTGAGCCTGAGTAACAGCAGAGGTAGTTTCGTTTCCCGGGTTAATTCCTTTCTCTACCCAAAGCCCGCTTGTAATCGATTTCCAAGACCAGGCGGGTTTACTTCCCGCCTGATTACTTGTACGTCTAAGGCAGACAACCACATCCTGGTTCATCTCATTGCTGAGGATGTACATCCGCCCCTCATTTCCCTCATTACATTTCATCCCCGAATCTGTAGTCTCATTCCAGACCGCAGTACTTTCGTCGATGATGGGAAGTTGCAGAGGGTTTCCTGAAACCCCGATGTCCGGATCGTTTCTTATAACCCCTACGACATACATATTCTCCGACCTGCCATTAGTCTTGCCGACCAGCACTTTTGAGCCGATATACCTCGCGCTCAGTACCCCCTTATTCGATCCGGACACAGGTATCCACTGGGAGACAATCCCATCCTCAGTGGTAACCTTCACCCGACCTAGCTTCAGCGGGTCATTGATATCGGAGATGACTGCCTCTTCGTTGAAGGGGTCGGCGTAGGGAACTCCCAGAGTTTCAATAATTCTAGTCTGAGCTCTGGCCATATTTGCCAGAGGCTTGAAAGGATTTTCAGCCATTAGGTTCGAATAGGATGTCGTCAGCTACTAAGAGATCTGCTGCCGAGTAAGCGTACTGGACGCGTTTTATAGAAGTACATGGTACGTAATTCTCTAGGACGCTAACAGTAGCGTCCCACGTACGTCCATTTCTATTATAGTAAAAAGGCATACGAATAACAACAGTATTGGCAGACTCTTCATCTTGAGATGTCGATATATCGGCTATGAGCTGGTTGGGGAAATTACCCACCTCGGCGTCGGAGTCAGTCCCCACACGGAGCACATCGGTGATCAGAGGGAGATTTACCGGAGCGGTGGACTCATTAGCCCTCAGGCCGCTTTTGACGCTGAAAGTACCATCTTCGGTATTGTACACCATTTCTTCCGGACTAGGGGCTTTGATATTAAGTACCCAGAACATGAACAGGAGGGATATCAGGCTACCCCGAGACGGTAATAGTCCGGGCCATTGGGAAACATCGACCTTTAGCGAATTAAACTGAGATAGCGAAGTCAGCTCTGTGTCCGAATCATACCCCTTGGAGATGTATCTGTAGGCCGTGGTAACTTCGCCAGTACTCTGATCCACACTGAGCTGCTCGATGGACGATTTATCTATCAACCTGAAGGTGTCAGTATCAGGATCTTTAGTCCACAGAGAATCCTCCTCCAGCATGTTTACATGGGCATTTTTTAATATCTTTCTTTTCACCCCACTAGGCCATTCTATATTCCACAGCCCGCCAATAAACCCGAAATGCTGCGCTAACCAGTCCAGGTTCAAGGGATAACAAGTATCCGGATTAAGAGTATTTCGATAAAACCTATCAACACTCAGTTTCGACCCGGAGAGTAGATCATCGGTACCAGAAGTTAGCCACTTAGCCGCTGTATCTTCACCCTCCCTGTTATACGCTCCTTCGACTCCAGGGAGTCTATTATACACGGGACGTGAGATATCGGCATCTTCCGACACCCTGGCATGCCTCATTCTGCTCCTAGCTATTTGTACGCAGCAAGAGTACAGTGTGGAGAGGGAGTTATAGCAGGATATCAAGAATTCTCTGTTGTTAATCAAAAACCTATCAAGCCACACCGCATTGATTTCTTTCTCGATAAATTCATACCACACAGGGTCTACTTCGCCTTTCAAGTAACCCAGCAGTCTGTCTTTAATCTCCGGTTCAGCTCTAACTTCTAGGAAGTTCTGACCTATAATCGACCGGACAAAGTCATCCACACTATCGGTAATAGCGCGAACTTCTAGATTTCCATACGACCGGAGTATAGCTCGGCGTATAAAAGACTCCGAGGTGTAAGTGTTTGGTGGCAGATATACAGTAGAGGATATGCTAGCCACTCTATCCACATTAATCTCCCCCGCTCCAGCGGGGAGTTTGTAAATTCCCTTCGTAATACTCTGAAGCTCTACGGATTCCCTGCCAAATACGAAATAGTATAAGCCGGACACTGTCAGAGAGTCGTATCTCCACTTCTCCCCACTAACCCTGCTCAGGGTGCCTATGCGGCATTTTCCAACTTCACACTTAACATCTGTTCCTTCGGAACAAGTTGTCCCTATCATCGTGCAGTTCTCGTATCCTCCTTTTACCGGAAATCCATGACCAAGGACTGTCGAGTTGCTATCGAGCAGAGTCGGTAGAATATGACTATGAGATACAGATTTATACCTATATCCGTCTACACTCCTCTCGCCATAAACCGAGTCGATAACACCGTCTCTGGTTTCTACTATAGGGGTGGAGAGAAAGTTGATATTACCTATCTTGTTCTGGAAGATCTTACTTGATCGGCGATTCCTAAATTCATAGGTAACTTTTCCCGACCCTACACTGAAGGCCGGTGACCTATACTTCTTCCCCTTCTCCCTATCCCAAACGCTATTAGACAACATCGTACAAATTATCGTAGGTGTAAGTTAATACGCTATAGTCGATTACTGAGACCAGGGAGACTATCGACCGGTAAAGCTTAAATGCCGAGGTAGAATTGGCCACTACAAGTGGGTCGGTGGATGTTTTGGATACAGCCCGCCCATATGAATACGTACACACCGTGCCGTCAGCAGACTCGGTGCCTAAGAATCTTCCACAAATCCCATCAGTAGCACCGATTATAGTGGGGTCTAACAGCATTTCTTTTATGTCCATGGTCCTGACGTCTTGTACAAAATCTAGATCAAGGATCTCCCTTAGCACCGTTGACACAGAGAGATTGTTACCAAGCCCAATCTGAACCGGACTGATGTAGTCTACTAGCAGGGACTGGATCTGACCGGCTAAGGTGTCGGTGAAAGTAGTAGTTTCCTGCGGATTCCAAGAAACACTTATGACAGATTCTACTGGCAATATGGAAGGAGAAGACAGGTAGACATTCACATCGAGAGGTACGCGATCTCTCAGAGAGGTGAGCAGGAGGGATTGCGTGGGTGTTGACAATTCGCTACCATCCTCGCCACCCGCTATGATAAAAACTCCCCTGGAATCGTTTCCAAACCTCTCCTCATAGGTCATTACTTTGATAATTTCGGCCTCAGGAGCTACCAGAGCTACTTCTTGCTCCAGATCACTACGGGAGGTGAGATTTCTCCTGCCCATGAGCTGAAAAGCCCTGGTCTTCATCTCATCCACAGTCTCCAGATCCTGGCCGCCTGTGGCAGGAGAATTATTAGTGATAGAGTCGAGGCCGAGGAAATTCCTTTCTATCCGATTGATAGAACCGGAGGGCACGTTATATACTTCGCCCCATTTCTCGGACTGAGCGGTAACTACGGCAGAGTCTTCGGTCATCCTAACCTGGTCGAGGAGGGTATAGACTTGGCCGCCATCGGCATAGACTTTCGTCCCCGGAGGTATGGTGACAGGCCTACTGTAGCCGGGAACACGGAACAGAGTGATATCTACCAGGGCACGGGAACCTATTCGCCTCTGAATGCCAAAATTCCTCAGCCATTGAATACTAACTGCCTCGGGCATAGAGTTAAGATAGTAGAGCAGTTCTGCCTGAGCGAATCCTTGCCCCTCGCTAATCGCGGCCAGAGGGGAAGCTGGAGTAAAATCGGTCAACTGACCGCCCGACTCTACAAACATCCGAGTCTGTATAGCCCTGACAATATCGTTGGTGTTACGACTGTCTATCTGAAGCGGTAATAGTGGTCCGTAGATTTCAGTTGCCATATTTAACTCTCAAAAGTTGTCGATCTAGTCCGAGAAGAATAAGGTAGCCCGGTATCAGCGTTGTCAGATTCATAGTCGGGCACTAAACTGGTATCGATAAAATCACCGTTAGAATCGGTAGCCGGATCGTAGATGGTGTATCCGTTGATATCGACCACTAGTTCTGAAATATCTACATTGTACATGGCCTGATCCGCTTCGCTAAGGGCTCCGAAACCGCTCAAGTCTTTTAGTGTGTTGATGGTTCCCAGGCCGGAGAGGGGGCGGAAGACTTTACTTAGATCGGAGATATCGGAGGGGGAGATTGTATCTACGATGTCCGGCCTACTTAGTGATTCTAAAGGCTCGGTAGTAGAATATCCTACATATCCGTCCTGAACCGACTTTGCCAGTGTCTGCGGTATATCGATAGAAGTATTACTGAGGCCGGGGTAGGCTATGTTAGAAAAGTACTGATCGGGTGTTAGATATCCTGTGTCGAAAGATACCCCCCGGTAGTCAGCGGCCATATCGATGCTGTCATCAAGCTGTATTCGACTGCCCTCTGGCAACTTATCCAGCTTATTGTGCGCCATAGACGAGGCGAGACGGGAAAAGAGGTTGAGGTCGGGATTTAAAGACTCGAGACTAGTCTTTACTCTCTGGCTGTCTAAGGGTATACCGATATAGTCCATTGCATCGGTTAATGAATACTCGTAGCTTGAAGATTCGTTATAGGATTGGGAGACAGATTCGTAAAGGTCATTGGCTATATCGCTCACAGACTTGTACTGACTATCGACGTATCGGGAGAATTCTCCTCCTTCATTATACTCCTGAGTAAGAGTCGATATGAGATCGGATAATTCTATGCCATTTTTTACAATCTCAGAGGGTGCCGCAGCGCCAAGAACCCTAATCGGACTCTTCGACCTAACCTGATTTGCTACTTCAGGATACCTGTCTGCAAAACCATATGCCACTGCGGCGAGATTAGATATTGTAGACCAGGAATCTGTTAAATAGGTTGCCACAGCGATACTTGTCCCACTACCATGCTTTCAACGTTGAAAGCAGAGTAGGAATGTGAATTAAGTAAGCTATGGAAGCTACCGTACAGATTTTAAGTACACCGTTGCCAGGAGAAGAGCCGTTCATCGGAGATGCTGAGGAATCCGAACTCATCGCCAATTCTTCCGATGGCAGGTTGTGGATAGGTAATGTCTCCGGTAACCCAGTCGAGCTGGGCGGATCGTGTGTCAATAGGCCGATTAATGGTAACTTATTCTCCGGGAACTACCTCGACCTCGATGTTACCAATCCAGATAACATGCCGATTCCAGTTCCCGACCCAAACAATGTCCCGCCGGGGTTTTACAGAGAACTACGCATTCTTCTCCGCTTTGTTGGCAACCCTTTAGAGACTTTGACAACCTACTTCGACTACGACGTCGACTGGGGCGACCCCTCCTTCTGGTCAGCTAATCAAGAGACCTGGGGCGGTCTAAATAGCCAGTACTCATCTCCTCTCGATTTCTACGCAAAGTCCGGTTCCGTAGCCATGATCGAACTTAGCTGCTTCGGTCCTTCTCCTGCTTGGAGAGCAAGACTACTATGGGCGAAATGAGTTGAAAGCTAGTTAGAAAGTATTTATTGTTCGACTGTGGATCGTATCGTATTTCAGAACGGAAAGGCTGTTAGCAGTCAGTACCTCAATGAGGTCCAGAAAGGTGATAAGTTTACCGGCAATAGTCGGACGGACTACTATGCCGACCCTACGGCCGGAGATGAAGCGGGGTGGGAGATTGGCCAGAGAGATGGCATCAAGGATTGGGAAATCGCCGATCCCCGGGTAAATCAGGAATCCGCCCTGGGCCGATCCGCTCATGACGGCATCGTCTTAGGTTGGGATAGCGTGGCCGAATCCGTCGTAGTTCCCGGAACGCCTAGCACCCGGCCCGTAGGTGCCGGCGGCATCGGTGTCACCGTTGAAGCTGGTAGTTTTGTCGGCAGAGATGGAAATCCCGTCTCCTGGCCTAGACAAACTGTCCAGATCCTGGGCGGTGCGGATAGCGTCTCGTACCTCTACGTCCTCGATGACGGATCCGACCCCTTGTCGGTGTCGATGGGTAACAGTCTGCCTAGTGTAACAAGAGCGCACGTACCCCTTGCAAAACTAGTCCTTAATAGTACCGGAGACAGTCTTGCCACAGATCCTCAGACAAACGAAGTTGTCGGCACTGGATATATCGATCTTCGGCCCAATACGTTTGTAGGAAATCTTAACACTTACCCTCAAAACCTCACCAACACTACGGTACAAAGTGCCGACTATACGGCCGATATCTGGGACCGAGTTATTATCGATACCAGCAGCGGCAGTGTTATCCTTACTCTGCCCGAATCACCCTCTGATTCCGATCGCATCGCGGTAGTTGATATTTCCGGTACATTTGACCGGTTCCCTCTGATTATCCGCCAAAACCCCGCATCTCTCGAGCTGCTTAATAGTTCCAGCGATGATTGGATCGTTAATATCCGTGACGCCCACTTAGAATTGTTTTACCATTCCGCCACCGGGCAGTGGAAATTCGAAGAAGCCCCTGGAGCCGAGTGCAATCCGGTCCTAGGTAGCTTCCTATCTTGCGGTGGTCGAGAATTCATCGGTGATCGCACGGCGGTAGAATGTCCGGACGGAGCGGCGTTGCCCGCTAAATATCCCGAGCCTAGTGCAGGTGTATACAGCTTCGAACCGTCCCAGAGCGATCCGACTCTGGGTAAATGTTATCGGGTATATGACAACACCGTCGCGCTGTATGCTAACGGGACCGGCGGCCTGATTAGCATCGCTAACACCCCCCGGTGTGATAGAGAGGGGACGGCGAGCGCGATTTCTACTTCGCGTAATACCATCTTCGTCGACCCTAGCATCGGTGATGACTCCATAGGTAATGCTGGCTCTGAGGCAGGACGTCCTTTCCGTACCCTAGAACGAGCCCTTATCGAGGCGGTGAGGGAATCCCGGCGTAGTGGTCAGGCCAATGACCGTTACGACAGAGTAATGATCGAGCTAGCCCCTGGGGACTACTACATTGATAATGCCCCTGGATCCTTAGCCCCCCTAGCGGTTACAGATGACACCGGCCTCATACAGAGGACTGACTCTGGCTACGAAGTAGGTAGCGTATCAGTTGGTGATAGAGTAGTCCATATTACCGTTGACGTCGGAGACTCGGTTAGTAATCAACCCCCCAGGGCGTTGAACTTAGGCCGCGTACTTTACAGCGAGTCGGGCGGGGTAGGTAATATCGCCAGGATTGAGAAAATCTCCCCCTCCAACTCCAACTGGGTAGTCACTCTAGAATATGTAAGGGGCGGATTCAATATTAACGATAAAATCTACTACGATAATTTGTCCGTAGTAAACCCACAGACCGGTGGTCTCATCGTCCCCCGGGGTATTTCGGTAGACGGCACCGACTTGAGGAAAGTTCGTCTCCGCCCTATGTATGTTCCCGAACTTACTCCGGTCCAAAACGATCCGCAGTCAGAAAGAACTGCAATGCTAAAAGTTACAGGCGGTACGTACGTATCTCTTCTAACCTTCACTGATAACCCGCAGTATCCTCGTACTCACAATACCGTAACGTCAGTAGCGTTTGCGTCACAAGCAGAGATTAATGGAACTGGCACGGAAACCCCGTATTATGGTAGGATCAACACGTTATTTAAAGACCTAGATGGCTGGGGTGCTGACGGCTTAGAAGCACTTCCTGCCGAAACAACAATCGTCGCACCTATCGCCGATAGCAAAACGAATAGGGATAGGGACCTAGAGGAGAATCAGACCGGACTTAGAATAGACGGCGGTGACGGAAGAGACAATGCGCCTGTATCTTATCCCGGTGCTACCAGGATCCGTGACACTGACGGTTCAGTTATTCCCCTGCCCGATATCAACTCGACGAGATCAAGTTCTCCCTACGTCTTTAACTGCTCAGTCCGCTCCATCTTCGGCCTTAATGGTCTTTGGGCAGAAGGAAGCCGAGTAGCCGGCTTCAAATCGATGGTTACCGCTAACTTCACTCAAGTTAGCCTCCAAACCGACCCCAACTGCTTTACTCCGACCACCTATTTCGAAGATCCTCCGACCAACAAGAGCAGTGGCACCGGTAAGCAGTACAAAACGTCGACCAACGACCCGTTTAAGTATCGTCACTTTGGTATGCGGGGCAGCAATGATGCCACGATCCAAATCGTGTCTGTGTTCGTTATCGGAAACAGTGATCATTTCGTATCGGAAAACGGTGCTGACCTATCTATTACCAACTCCTGCTCCGACTTCGGTGACATTTCCCTGAGAGGGATTGGCTATAAGGCAAAATCTTTTAGCCAAGATGAGGCGACAACAGCGCCTGGGTACAGTGGTACTCGGATTACCCAGATCATCCCTCCTCTGCCACTTAGCTATGACAATTTGCCTGATGGCAGACCTCCGACTCTCGAGGATATTGAAATCAACACTGGGTTTACCATTGACTATGGTAAAACTCTCACCTATACCGTAGAAAATAAAACTCCCACCAATACGGCTCCCGGAACGATTAGGATTTATATCCAAAATTCCAACATAGCTTCGCCCTTTACGCTTAATAACCCCCCTTCCGCATCAGATATCGCCTTTGGCCAGTTCTCATTTACTAATAAAGTAAGCGATACGTCCTGGGAGTTGGCAGGTGGACCTGGTAATTCTAAGAGGAAGAGAATCTATGTTAGCGGATTCGACGAAGACGGAAACTCCATTCTCTATGCAGGAGACATCGCCGACCCCGACCCCTCTGCTACTGGCTTTAGCAACCTCGATGACAGATCCAAGGTGTTTGTTTGGGATCCCGAACCGGAAGAGTATGACGAAGACGGTAATGTTGTCACCGGATCTCCCTCCTGGTACATTCCTGTTACCACAGGACAGATTGTCGAAGAACAGACTGACGAAGACGGAGATGGCTTCTTACTAAAACGCTTCGATTACGCCTTCCGCTATAAACTGCTGCCTTCACCTACCGGTTCGAATGCCGTATTCGCCTCTCTAGACTTCATCTTCGAACGCTCTGCAGCTAAGATCATCAGAGCTCAGGATAAGAGAAGGAACGATGAGCGGGTGTATCGAGTAGTCTTGGACGGATACCTAAAAGAGCGTGGTCTACGCCGTCCCCAGCCCTACTATATCCTAGAGAAGCAGGAAGGTGTTTCAGGATACCCTCTTAATAATTCCAACGATCTTCGCCTCGACCCCCTGACAATCACTCAGATCCGGACTTACGACGAGGTATTTAGGCCTGGAAAAGTAGACGTTCAGTTCCCCGGACAATATGTCACTTATCTGACCCAAGGTTCTCAGGCCCGAGCCGTATTTACTGGAGACCACTATCCAACCGTTGATAGCGATTACCCCGAATTTACAGAAGACCCGGCTGATAGCAGTACTAAAGTCGCTCTAGAAGCTATGGCAGAAAGGGCAGGGGTATGGTTCAGCGCACCACTAGAGCCTTCGGCAACACCTATTACGATTAGGACGGCGGCAAGTTCTACGACTCTGGGGTTCCGGACCTCCCTGCGTCGCCCCTCTGTCATCAGGGCTTCCGGTCACACCTGGGAATGGACGGGCTATCTCAACTACGACACTGCTTTCCCCACGTTCCAAGGCGACCCACTTGAGCAGGATTTCGCCCTGGGTAAGATTATCGTCGAGGAGAACGGTGGCCGTGTCTACGCCACAGGCATGAACGAGGAAGGCAGCTACTACCTGGGGACCACCGTATTCGATCTGAGATCCGGCGAACAATTCGCAATCCCTCTAGCCGCCGAAGGAGAACCGGGTAATGTTACCAATCAGGTTCTGAATAACGTTATTGTCAAAAATACCCTCCTGATGCAAGACGGATCAAGTCTTGTGATGGGTAGCGATACCACCATCTTCTTTAGCTCTGATACTAAGTTTAAATCTCTAACTACGGGAGATATCACGGCTAGTAATAATCCGCCAGAGATATATGCATCCACTTCGAAGGCTGGTATTGTTCAGCTAGCAGGACCGGATGTAATCCGTGGCGCTCTAAGCAGCTCTAATGCTGCCAATGGCACATCTCAGTACTCCGTAGTCACCGCTCTTGATCTGGCTAACGAACTCAATGTACGGTTTGGAAACAGCGTTTCCGAAGGTACCGGTGTCACTGTTACTCAGCAGTCGATCGAATTACCTGGCGGCGACCCCGATGACCCTACTGACAACATTACGCAATTCGTTATCAGTATTGGCCAAGAAGTAAACACCGATAGCGATGTAAACTTCAAGACTGTTACTGCGACGGGAGATATTACAGCGTTCTCTGACGTCAGGGGGAAAGAGAACATCATCGATCTCGATGCTTCTCTGGAAAAGATTGAATGCCTACGGGGCGTCAAGTATAATATGAAAGACGACCCGTCCACCGACCGAATCGGTGTAATCGCTCAGGAGGTGGAGTCTATAGTTCCGGAAGTAGTCAACTACGATGAGGAAAAAGATCAGTACAGTGTCTCTTACATCTCGCTAGTACCCCTACTGATCGAGGCGGTCAAGGAGTTGTCTGAGAAAGTCAAGAAGCTAGAAGAAAAGCAGTGAGATAAATATGGCTCTAAAAGCTACAAAACTTAGTGTCTCTCAGGTAGAACTAGATCTTACCGACTACGGTTCCGGTCAGACCGTCAAAGTCAAGATAGACTGGACCTCTGACGCTGAGGGTAGCTCTTCTGCTACCTATAATTTTGGCCAAAACTACACCTTTACAGGAAGTTCTGATACAAAAACAGAAGATGTCAGAGGGGGTGCGAAGTATACCTTTACTCACAGCAGCTCGTTAAACGATCCGGATCAGGATATTCAGATAAATTCATCGTCAGGAAATTCTGTCTCCTGGGGATTTGAAGATGGCGGCGGCAGCGGTACTACGGGAGTAGGGGGAGGAAATACTGATGGGGATTACAACGACGGAGTAATTACTGTCACATTTATCTCAGTAACCTCTGATTATATTCCTGACAACAGTGTATGTCCTACTCCGCAGCCCTGGAGTAACTTTGGAGTTATCACCAACTGCGGTTCACCTCCTTCTTTAACTACCTCTGCAAATGGCATAAATGTCACCAAGAGTGGTAATAGTGTAACTATTAACCTGTCAAACTATGCAAATAAGCTAACATCGATTAATTTTTCTCACTCAGTAACTAGTAGTTGGAATAATTCTTTAGGATTCAATATAGCCGAAGCATCGGACATCAGAGTGAACGGCTCTGATGTGGGTGGAAATCCCTATAGTAAGAGTTCTTACTCCAACAATAACATGCCGTCATCGAGCACTATTGTCCTCGCTAACTTGGATGGGGGTAACTACAACTACACCTTTACTCACTCCAGCACAGACGGTCCAGTCCCCAAAAGAGATAACTGGAACAGAGTGTGTGTCGATGTTACTGATCCGGAAACTCAAGCTATATTTGAACAGTGTTCTTGTAATAAGTACGAGGAGACTTACACAGGGACATGGCCTCCATGTCCGAAGGGAGTATGGCTCGTTAAAAGTGGTGGTTCTACGGTAGAATGGGTCTATAGCGATGGTAAAGATGCTGGCTACGAATCTCAGAGGTCGACCCTAACCGTATCAGGTACACGTCCCATAGTACCCGCGACAGGTCCCATAACAATGGCCATTGCTGATCAGTCTCTGTATATCAAAGGAATGTCAGGAGGCAGATTTTCAGTCGGATCTTATAGACAATACGTCAATGCGTCCTTGACAAATAGATTAAGATTCAGAGATCCCGTTAACCGGGAATCAAAGTCAGAGCTTGTAACAAACACCACTGACCCCTCTTACGACGACGACAACTATGCAGCATTTTCAGAATTCCGACTCTACGCCGGAGCGGAGCCGCCCTAAGAGAACACGAGTACCTCGGTGGTGGGCCACGTTCACCGGTTCACTACCGAAATTCAACCTCCCTTGGCTCGAACCCAAGGAGTGGACACCCGAGCTCGCGAAGCGGTGGATAGCCTCTGTGCCGGCCAAATGCCCCTTTGAGAGGGAGGTCCGGGTCAGGGGCATCTTAATCCTGTACATCCCCCCTCTATGCCCCCTCAACCCCCTGAGTACTCAACTGTATCGGATAAGACTTCAGGCTCAGGAGTACCTGGCAAATCTTAAATAATCCTAAACCACCAAATCCTGTGGTACAGTATCTGCAGAGGAGCATCTGGCTCCTCCATATCTCAGTGAGAACAACCCATGGCAGCAGCCACTTTCACAGTCAACACCATCCAGGTGGGTACAGGATCCCCCGATCTCGCCCCGCTAGCAGGGCGCGAGTACAGCAGTCAGTACACTGCTCTGCCTAACGCTAACATGCCGAAGGCAATGCGTCAGGATCTCGACAAGGTCTTCTCTGCCCTTACAGGCGAGGAGCTCCCCCTTGAAGAGAACACCTTCCTCATCAAAGCAGAGGACGGTGTCTACACCCGTCTCTTCGGTCCTGTCCTCAAGGCAGGAAACGACGGCGTAGAGGACACAAAAACCGGTAGCGCCTACATCCAGTGGGGTAACCGTTTCATCCCGGTATCCCTGACCAAAGAAGGCGTCGTCACTGACTCCGGTACCCTGGAAGCCGAATTCTCTGAATTCAACTTCAGCGGACGCGGTGAAGACATCTCCTTCATGATCTCGGTCGACGAGGAAGATGGTAACGGGCAGGTCGTCCTCCCCGTATCCGTCCGTTTCATCAACTGGGAGAATCCGCCCGAGATCAAAGCGCTTAACGCGTTGATGAAGAAGGGCAAGGAGGCCGATCTCCTCAGCCTGGTTCAGCAAGTCGCACCTCGTGGGCAAGTACGTCAGCGTGCTGATGAAGAGATCGACTTCCGTGAACTCCAGGAGAATGTTAACTACGAGGTCATCAGCTATCGCGGTGTTAACACGCAGTATGGCCAGTCCTTCCGTATCCTGATCAAGGATTATCCCGAGGAGGGTAAAACGGCCGAGTGCTGGGCACATGCATCATTGCGTCCTCTGCTCTCGACCCAGCCCGAGATCTCTGAGGAGAAGCCGGCCACTGTAACTATTAAGGATAAGACTATCCTTGACAATGGTAAGACCCGGATCCGGTGTTCGATGATCCTGAGTGCTCAGGAAGAGGTGGCTGACGACAGCCTCGACCTCAACTTCTGATCGCTTTGGGGGGGAGGTATCTTTACCTCCCTCTTTCTTTTCGTTGAAAGCTTAGTAGATAAGATAACTCCATGTCTGATAATCAAATTTCACCTCCCTATGGCTGGAAATCTCTGGACCCCGAGGAGGTTAGTTACGAATTCGGCGAAGCCAGATTCGGCACTGGTCCGAACGATATTCCGGCTAACGAAACCGGCACTGATGGTAAAAGTCAAGAGGACGAATATCACAGTGTCGATGTTAGTCCAGACTCCGCAGGAGTTGCGAAGACCGGGGGTGGCGAGAAGTCTAGTTATGGTAACACAGATGATTACCGGCCAGAAGCCGGCTCTAAAGAGCCGGGTGACACTGGCACTCTCGACCTCCCCGTCGGCCATATTGTCGTCGAGAATGGCATGGCATCGGGACAAAACTATTACCTGGTGCAGGATATCAAGACGGAGAAATTCTACACCGTCGTGCCGAACTATAAAGAAGGTAAGCAGTATAAATCGCCGATGAAATCGGACCGAACCTCTGCTCTCAGCGATGCTTATCGCGTCCTCGCCGCTTCTCTCCCCGACTCCTCTCTCGCTCAGCTTAGAGAGAGATTCCCTGAAACCCCTGCTCTTCCAAATGTCTAATCACGAACATATTGCCACGTATCGAGGCGTAAAATACGATACGGACGAACAAAAAGATAACTATGTGTCGTGGTGGAATCAGATCCACTGCGATGCGAGACGCTGGCTAGTCTATCGTGGTAACTCGTATAGAGCTTTTGACCAGTGCGGAGTCAAGGATTCCGTGCTACACTAACAAACATATCGCACAGAGTTATGTCCATCCTCTCCCATGTCCCGATGCTGTACAAGGCGAAGTCGGGCTATGAGTATCCAGAATTCTTTGAATACTACCAGAGTGCCGTGGCGTCTGTGTGGAGGCCGGAAGAGGTTGCGATGGCTTCCGATGTCAATGACTGGCACCATAATCTGTCGCAGAGCGAGAGAGATTTGATCGCTGGGGTGTTACGAGGATTCACTGTAGCCGAGATGGGCATCTCCGAGTATTGGGGAGATACGGTGTGTAAGCTGTTCAAGAAGCCGGAGATCTTGAGTATGGCCCGGGCGTTTAGCTTCTTCGAACAGATCCATGCTCAGGCGTATAACCATCTCTCCGACACCCTGGGCATCAATGAGTTCGAAGCGTTCTTGTCCGACTCTACTGCGCAGAAGAAAGTTGAGCGTTTTTTCACTTCATGTAGCTCTGAAAAGGTATCTCTCGCAGTGTTCAGTGGAGCGGGTGAAGGAGTAAGCCTTTTCGCTTCTTTCGCCATTCTCTTGGCCTTTAACAAAACCGGTCGGATGAAAGGTTTGGCCCAGATTATATCATGGAGTTCGATTGACGAAGGCCTTCATAGTAATGGGGGTAGCGGTTTGTTTAGAAGACTGGTAAAAGAGACCGGCATTACCGACAAAGAGATAGCCGAGATCAAAGCTGGCTTCGATACAGTAGTCGAAAACGAGTATAGCTTCCTAGATAACATCTTCAGCACCATAGACAATACCGCCATCCCCATCGCTCTATCTGACCTCAAATCATATATAAAATCTCGGGCTAACAACCGACTCGAGAATCTTGGTCTTCCTCAGCTTGGCTATTCGATGACCGCTGAGGATATCTCCTCCTCCCGCTCCATTTCGGACTGGTTCGACCCCATGGTCAAAGGTCAAACGAACACCGACTTCTTCGCCATGAGTAAAGACGGAGGCGGCTATGTCGCCAAACCGTCCCAAGATTTCCTATCCGTCGACCTTAGCGCATTGGATCTCGAACTCGTGTAGCCATGCCATATCCCTTTCCCAAGCCCTATCGCCAGGAGCCAGACGGCCCCTGGGTAGTGCTGGGAGAAAGGGGAGTGCGGACTTTCACTGATCCCGAGGTTGCCTGGTCCACTTACTACTTCGCTAAATTAAACTATGAAAAAGCAAACCGACAAAAATACTGAATATATGGAAAAAGTCCACGGTACTACGTGTCTAGTAAGCGAAGCGGGCCGGGCGGACAGGCTCTTGGAAATTCACCGCTCTAAGGTAGAAAGAGCTAAGAGATTGATAAACTCGGTTGAGATTTAAAGGCCAATGGATATCAATATCAACATACCTGAGGGTTGGCAGGTGGGTGAAAACGAGGACACCGAATCCTTCGAAGAAATCCCTGAACTCGATCCGGCTGACGCTAAGCGCGAGCAGTGGAAACAGTGGAAAGATTCGCCCTATCAGATTAGTGATATGGGCAGGGTACGCCGTGTCCAGCAGAATGGCGGAATCAACTATAGAAAACCACGATCCGATGACCGGGGCAAGTACAGGGTCAACCTGACCTGGGAACGTAATGGTATTCCTTATCGCGAAGAACCCTTCCTGCACCAGATGGTGATGTCGATTTTCGGCCCAGAGAAACCTCAGGGCGATCACATCGTCGTATGTCACAAAAAGCCCACAGGACCCGATGGTAAGCCCGACAACCGCCTCGCTAACCTATACTGGTGTGACAGAAGCAGGAATGTTGAAGACTCATGGGACGACGGACTGATGGAGACGGGGGCGAGGTGGAAGAGTTGAAAGCATAGTAGTTATTTAAATCAACACACATCAGCAGATTACAGACGGTCTGTAGTGGTGGATTTTTGCGTCTGAAATTATTTACCTTCAAATTTTTTCCAGTGACTTGCGATTACTTCGACATCGATAAGCTACCCATCTGCCCAGACTGGCTGAGCGAAGAAGCCCAGCAGACCTTGTCAAAGGGCTACCTGTTGCCCGGCGAGACCCCTCGTGATATGTGGAAGCGCTGTGCGCTGACAGCGGAAAAGCACCTCAAGAAGCCTGGCATCGGCGAAGACATCATGGAGATGTTTTGGCTCGGATACATGGGCGGAGCGACACCGGTCTTGAGCAACTTCGGAACCAACCGTGGACTTCCAGTTTCCTGCTACAGTCACACAATCCGTGATGACACCATTAACATCTTCAGCCACCTTAAAGAAGTCGCAGCATTGAGTAAATATGGCGGCGGTGTAGGTAGTTATTTTGGAGAATTAAGGCCTGGTGGATCTCCGATCAGTAAGGGTGGAAAGTCGGGCTCGATTGTGGATTGGATGCGCCTTTACGATCGTACGGCCGCTACCGTCTCCCAAGGCAACACACGACGAGGCTCCTTCGCCCTCTATTTGCCCATCGACCACCCTGACCTAATGGATGCCTTGCGCAGCAAGGACCATAGCCAGGGGGATCCCAGAAATTTTATCGACTCCAATCTAGCCGTCACAATCAAAAACAGTTGGATCGAGGAGATGTTGGCTGGGGATAAAGAAAAACAGAAGATTTTCAGCGAAGTTCTTAAGTCTCGGATGGTATGCGGTTCTCCATATCTCATGTTTCCAGACAATGCGAATGATCAAGCACCAGATTGTTTTAAAAAACGCAATTTAAAAATTGTTACTTCGAACCTTTGTTTCACCGGAGACACTATGGTAGCCGTTGCAGACGGAAGAAACTCTGTACGTATTGACGAGTTATCCGGCACCGAGTTCACTGTGTATTCTGCCCGGAAATCTAAAACCCGTTGCGCTTGGTTTACAGAGATTAAGCCGGCTAAAGCTTTTAAGACTGGCACCAGAGAGATTGTGGAGGTAGAATTAGAGGATGGAAGCACCTTCCGTTGCACCCCTGATCACCTCTTGGCTTGCAAGGACACCCGGTGGATCGAAGCACAAGACTCAGTAGGAGTTACTTTGGAGTCTTACACCCAGTTCAAGAATCAATACGGTCACCTCATGGTAAACACTCACTCCGACGGCCATAGACGTCAAGCTCGGATGATTTGGGAGTATCATAACAACCGTAGCAGTGAAGGTTTCCATGTAGACCATGTTGAGCCTGGTGATAATGATTCCATCGAAAATCTCCAACTTCTCACCAAAGAAGATCATATGGCTAAAACTGCTCTTGAGAGGATGGGAGAAAATAATCCAATTCACCGGGTTAACAAAGAATACCACAAAGAATACGTATCTGTCTTTTCAACTGGCAAAAGAAATGCTAAGTTTTGTGGTATAGATAACTATCAACTAATCGCACTCGGTAAACTTATCTACGAAAGAGTAGGATCTTTTACCAAAAAAGACTATCTAAGTCTCATTGAGATAGGTTACAATGTCCCTCAAAACTTCTCCAACTATCGGTTTGGGGGCAAGTTTAGCGACTATGTTTCCTACGTCAAAGGGGAAAAAGAATATCAGGGTGAGTATGAGGTTGAAAAGCCTAGCCCGGAGAACCCCAGACTATCTGAAATTCTTAAGAATAGAGAGAAGGTTAAGGGTATCCGTCAGAATGGGCTAAAAGTTGTAAGCGTAAGGCCTGCTGGTGTGGAAGATGTTTACGATCTGACAGTTGAGGGTAATCACAACTTCTACATCATCACAAAAGACTCAGATGGTGTAAAATCTGGCGTTCTGGTTCACAACTGTAGCGAAATTTTCCTTCCCACTGACGAAAACCACTCCTTTACCTGTGTACTTTCCTCCATCAATCTCTCTAAGTACGACGAGTGGAAAGACTGGAGAGGTAAAAACACTGGTAAAACCCTACCTGAGCTTGGTATTTACTTCTTAGATGCCATCGTGGAGGAGTTTATCCATAAGGCTAGCAGGTTGCCCGCAATGGGTCGGACGGTAAGGTTTACGAAGAAATCCCGTTCATTGGGTTTAGGCACCATGGGTCTCCACGCTCTCTATCAATCCCGAGGCCTCCCCTTCGCATCCAAAGCCGCACGCGAACTCAACATCGAGGTCCACAAATACATTGATGAGATGTCGTTGAAGGCGTCGCAGGACATGGCGAAGGAATACGGTGAACCGGAATGGTGTGAGGGCCACGGTGTGCGCCACGCCACCCGACTAGCCATCGCACCGACCAAGACGAACTCCGTGATCTGCGGAGCAGTCTCTGAGGGAATCGAACCTCTAATCGCTAATCTATTCGTCGCTGGAAATGCCAAGGGAACCTTTGTCCGCAAAAACCCTTATCTTGAGAGTCATCTCGAGCAGGTTGGAAAGAACACCCAAGAGGTATGGGACAGCATCTTGGAGGAGAGGGGGAGCGTTCAGCACCTCGACTTTTTGAGTCCAAGGGAGAAGGAGATCTTTAAGACGGCGAGAGAAATCGATCAGTTTGAAATTGTAAAACAAGCTGCGGACAGGCAGCGGTATATCTGTCAGGGCCAATCTGTCAACCTCTTCGTCGACCCCGAGGCTGACGCAGCATACCTGATGCGCCTACACCTGTCGGCTTGGAAAATGGGCCTCAAGTCTCTCTACTACCTGAAATCGACCTCATTGCAGGTTAAGAACAGGGGGAGTAAAGTTGTCCCTCAGAAACAAGTTGCCAAAGTGGTAACCAAACCGGACTGCCCCTGGTGCACAAAGGTTAAGGAATTATTAAGATCTCGGGGGTACGAAATCACAGAGGTTGATAGGTCAGAGGTTCCCGATTCCGACTGGTCCTGGGACACCGTTCCCCAGGTCTGGATCAATGGCAGCCATGTGGAAGGCGGCTATGAAGGAGTCTCTAAGATGCTGGAACAGGACGAGGGAGAAAAATACTCTGAGTGCCTGGCTTGCCAGGGCTAAACCTTGTAGTATACTTACCCTATTAACACCAATCTCGTGAACGTCACCTTCTACACACTCCCGGGAGACGAAAAATTCGCTCCTCGGCCCTCTCACCCTGGCGAAGACGCCGGAGCAGATATTCGTGCCTATGCAAAAGACACCTATAACCGAAGCGATGCCGTAGACTTCTTCAGAGACTTTGAGTCCTGCGCACTGAAGTACGGTGCCAGACTCTACATCGACGGTGAGGTATTCACTTCGGAATCGGAAAACGACTTCCTCGACCTCGTCGACAAATCAAACGGCGCTGCTTTCCTCCTCCCTGGAGACACGATTAAGGTCAGTGCAGGGTTTAAAATCCATATGGATAGGGGAGACATGAGTAATTTACTGCCTGTCTATAAAATCGTATCTCGGAGCGGTTTAGCCTGCAACCACAGCGTGATTGTTACCAATTCTCCCGGCATCATTGATTCGGGGTATCAAGATTGGGTAAAAGTGTCTCTTACCAATAACGGGGACAATCATCACGTGTTTACTCACGGGTCCCGTATCGCCCAAGGTCTATGCGAACTCGTATACGATCAGTCTACATTCCCCGTTGTGACAGATCCGTCTATCTTCTCCACCACATCCCGTGGTCAAGGTGGATTCGGATCGACTAAAATCTGACTAATCATGGCAAAAGTATTAACGTGCAAATTATCGGATAAAGTATTTCGCCCCTGCCTCTACTGTGACGGTCGGGGCTTTTTTATACAAGATTTGTTCCACATGGTGGTGGAATGTAAATTCTGCGGAGGTACGGGGGAACGTGTCAATAAGCCCGGCTGACAAGATTTTAGTTCTTAATTTCGATTTTACCCCCCTTAATATAGTTCTCGGCAGAAGAGCAATTGTACTGCTGCTCAAAGAGAAAGCACAGAGAATTTCGGGCAGAGTAATCCGCCTCATGAAGTATATTTACACCCCGATTAGTAGGGCGGCTAAGGAGAAACCTACAAAAGCTGCGATATATCGTAGGGATAATAATACCTGCCAGTATTGTGGTAGCACGAGGTCGTTGACGATCGACCACGTTATTCCTAGATGTAAAGGGGGCGACTCATCTTGGACAAATGTTACCCTGGCATGTTCGACCTGTAATACAAGAAAAGGGTCTAAGACTCCGGAACAAGTAGGTCTTAAACTCCGTAGAAAACCAAGACCACCTTTACCAAGGGTAGTGGAGATCGTGCAGAGGTCAACCGACCCTGAATGGTCACAGTACGCGTATTCGTGCTAGAATGGTTGATAGAATAAGTGAGGATTGTCTGTTTGTTTTCCCATGAAAGAACAAAAAGAATACCACTACGTGTATTACTCTTATGAGGAGTGGGGCAGGGGGTACATTGGGAGTAGAACTTGTAAGTGTTTACCTGAAGAAGATATAAAGTATTTCGGTTCTTTTACCGATAAAAATTTTAAACCTGCCTTTAAAATAATATTGAAAGATGATTATAAAACTAGAAAAGAAGCCTATGAAGATGAAATCTTCTTACACCAGTACTATAGTATAGCCGAAAATCCACATTTTGCTAACAGGGCTTGTCAAACTTCGACATCATTTAGCAGGAAAAATGCCCCCTACAAAGGCCTTACTGAGGAAACTAAAAAGAAAATCTCTGAGTCTAAGAAAGGAAAGAATAATCCTATGTATGGTAGAAGAGGCAAAGACTCTCCTAGTTACGGCAAGAAGGGTAAAGACTCTCCTAACTACGGAAAGAAGAGAACTAAAGAGACTAGGAATAAAATAAGTGCTGCTCTTACTGGGAGAGTTATTACTGAAGAACACAGAAAAAATATTCGTATCTCTAAAAATAGTGAAAGAAGCAGAGAAATATCAAGAAAAAATGGATTAAAGAGGATAGGAAGCTCTCTAAGCGAAGAAACTAAGTTAAAAATTAGGTTGTCTTGCTTGGAAATCAACAAGGGAGAATCGAACGGTAATTTTGGAAAAACTTGGTTTACTGACGGTAGTAGTAATATAATGAGTTTTGAATGCCCTGAAGGTTTTTGGAAAGGTTACACTAGCAAAACCAGAAAAACCTGGAAACTCACTTTTGAAGATGAGTCTACTATAGTCACTGATAATATAAGAGAGTGGTGTAAAAATAATGGATACAAAGTAGACAACCTTGTAAATGTAAAAAGAGGTAGAATTAAAAGGCACAGGAATATAGTAAAAGTTGAAGTAATAGAGGATAAGTCAAAGCCGACCTAGACCTTGTCCCCCCCCCACCAATCTTGCGTATTCGTGCTAAAATAGTTGAAAGCTAAGTAAGAGATTTAATGGACACCATGGTAAATTTCACCTTCAATATGCTAGACCGAGTCGGTCTTTTGAATAAACTGTACACTAAAGTCTCGTATCTGGTAAATAAACACCTACTAAGCCGTAGCAACTTTGACGGAGAAGTCTTGTCCTCAATCTTCGACGCTGTCGACGGATTCTGGATCCTTCACAGACAATCTGACTGGTACAGCCAGTCCGAGCTACGTGTTATCATCGGATCTATCGCCGAGTCACTGAGAGATAATCGTCTTAGCCCAGGTGAAGTCCGGACAATAGTCGACTACGTAACCTCTGAATGGAGACCTGAGATCGCCAAGAAAAAAGAAGGCAGAGAGCTTATTTCTCCGGAAGTTGAGAAGACCGCCGCTAAAGCGGTTGAAATCTATCGCAAGGTGAGCAGAGTCGACAAAGTCGATCCATTCAGCTTCGCCTCTGTTATCAACCTTCTAAAGTGATATGAATAATTCTAATAGCTTTGAAAAACCAAAGGACTGGAACGTAGCACCGCAGTCCAGTTGGGTGTCCGGCACGCCCATTGGTCAAGATAACATCCGGATGCCCAGCCTCGGCGATCCGGGCTCGCACGAGAACGCTTCGCAGAAGGTTTCCTTTGGCGATGATGATGGGGTAGACACTCCCTCCATGTTTAGAGGTCAGCAGGTTAGTCAATGTCCTCCCGGGACTTCGGATCAAGGTGGAATCTGTACCTTTGATCCTAATTCAACAGCATCGCTTGAATCGAGGCAGAAGACTCTGAGGGAGGGTAGCTCGAAAAAGGGTAAAGAAAAAGAAGAGAAAAAATTCGTACCGGGTAAATCTGCCAAGCGCGAACCAGCTCTTCCTGCAGCTACGGAAGCAGATCCGCAGGTTAAGCGTATCGCTAAGGAGGGTTACAAGGGCCGATGATCGAGAAGTTACAGAGGCCAATCAAGTTTGATAGCGAAGCCGACGTCCTTGTCGTCGCTCGTGATGGCGAAAAGTTCTTCGTCTCGGGTAAAGACGTCAGCCTTGATCTTCCCCTCTCCGAGATGCAGATTAAGCCACTCCTTGAGTGGGCTATGGTAACCAACTATCCCCTGCGGAAGTTTGTCCGAGCACAACGCGTTCTGAGTGCAAAGTTCTTCGGAGTCTGATATAATACGGCCATAAGTTAAAACCTATGGCTCTAGAAACACTCAAGGAAAGCTGGCTACAAGAGACCCTGGACAAGGAAAAGAATTTCCCCCTCGTTGTCATAGACTACAAGGTCTACGCTCACAGCATTAATAACTTCGCCGAATCGGCTCAGGATATTGTGGGTGATGATGAGGAAGCACTGAGGAAGATCCTCAGAGCTCTGTGGGCTTATAAACTCAATAGAGGTATTGATAGCCTTCCACCCCATGACTTCACAGCTATCGTTGTTGACGACAACAAGGGAGTTTTTGAGGAGGAAGATATCAAGGGATATTGGCGCAGCTTAGAGGCACATAAGCTCGGAATGCCGGAATATAAAGGTGGAAGGCCGGCCAAACCGTCCCTCTTCCCCATCGTCCTCGAAGAGGGTTACAAGTACTTAAAGTCCCCCGGCTCTACTTTTCACTTTTTCGACAAAAAATACTACGAGGCAGATGACATCGCGGGGAAGATAGCCCGCATCCAAAGGACTGACCCGGTTCTAGATCGCTACGTCCTTCTATCTACCGTCGATGGGGATTGGCAAGGCCTAGTCTCCGACGAACACCATATCGTCTGGTGTAATACTGGCCCCTGGCTCCCAAGAATCCGCACAGAAGCTGAGGTCTGTGACTACTATCTGAGGAAAGAAAAACTCAATATATCCTCAGCTCGAGAAACCTATACCGTAAAGGTAGAAGTAGGCGATGCTGGAGACAACCTTCTCCCCGGCACCCCCCTGCGTTTCTTCGACCTCTACGACGAAGACCCTGTCTGGGGCTGGACTCAAGCCGAGGAAGCTAGACTCCGATCTATTATAGCGGATACGAAGCCCTCAAACAGACCCGACCACCTTGAGCGGTCTAGCCGCTACCTCCGATCCCTGGGCATGTTCCTACCCGAAATCCCTGCACCCACCGAATTCGACGTGATCAGCTTCAGTGAGAAGGCGGTAAGAGAGAGGGTCGAGGCGAGGTATCCCGGGTACAGAGGCCTGAACAAGAAGTACTGCGCTGGGGTTTCCGAGCAGGCAGAGCTGGAAAAGTGTGCTAAGATGGTCCAAGATGACAACGAGGCGTTGAAGAGGATCAAGGAGTTGGAAGAGATTAAGAAGACCGATCCTGAGAACCACAACCCCGGGCTGTTGAAGGCGTTAAAGGAGTCCAGGAAAGACTATAAATCCTCCTTAATCCGATTCTCTCAGTCCCATGCCTAAAGGTAAGAATAAGTCAGACTCCGAACTGTCTACAAAGGGACCGTCAAGCAAGTACCATGAGGTAATCTCCATCCTCGAGTCTAACGGCTACTACTTGAAGGTGAACTTAGACTCTAAACTCACATCGTTTCATGATCTCTATGAAAAGTTCTGCCCATACAACTCGAGTACTCGATTCGTCCCTAAAGGATTAAAGTATCCCGAGTGGTTTGAGTGCCTAGTTCCAGCTTCAGAGACCACCCTGGAGACGATTCAGAATGAGATTCTGAGCGACGACTCGATGCTAGAGTTCGACCCCGACACCCGAGAGTTCTGCCTCCCCCTATTTATTTACCGCTCTGGCCGATCCAGCGAAGTTACCGATTTTATCCTGGGGTTTGAGAATCATAAAGCTCTGATGCACAAGAAGCAGGGGGGCGGTACTTATCACATGGGGATTGCTCACTCTCCCGAATCAGTAAAAGATGCGTTCTTATCCGGTACGGTGGAAGGAGTCTACTCCTATGTGCCCGAAGTTTCCTGGTTCAGTGAAGAGGTGCAGAAGCTAAAGTTTGAAGATATCATTACCATATTTCCTCCCGCAGAAGCGGAAATGATCAAACTCATTATTGGGAGGGCTTGTGTCGGAAGAACGGGAGCGGTACATCCTGGTAAAACTGAGCCGCTCAAGCATTCGTTCAGGAAGGCGGGAGTCGTGGTAGGAGAGACTGGGGTGGGGAAGTCTACCGTCCTTAACGGTATCAGAGAAGCAATGAAATACTGCGGTTACACCGTTTCCAGTATGGGAGACCTAGGCTCTCGATTTAATCAGGGATCTGTAATCAGCTCGCATTTAGCTTACAACGACGACCTGACTCAAGCTTCTTTGGAAAAGATGCTCACAGCTCCGAGCTTTAAGTCTATTGTTACAGGCGGTACGGAGAAAGTGGAGAATAAAGGTACCGATGCCATCGAAGTTGTGTCGAATACGGTCATACTGGCCAATGCCAATGATGTGAGGTCGGAGATATCCTACGTTCTAGATTCCGGCGCTATTAGCAGACTCGCTCTGCTGTCGACGTATCGTAAATATGAGCAACAAGATATGTCGGAGCAGGTTGGTAGGGACATTCACCCCATAGCGAATATTAAATACCTCATGGAAGAGTATGATGTCGACGAAATCACCCTATTTGCTAGAGTACTTCGCCACTGCACTGATGCATTCCTCGAACAAGTAGAGTCTGGTGCAAACATTCATTCAAAAAGTGAAGATTTGCTGCCCTACTTCCGGTTTCAGACCCACAAAAACTCTTTGGAGTGTTTCATAAGATTTTGTTTCTTATCCTTCGCTATCAGGGATATGAAAGGCCAGGGAGATTATCTACCCGAATTAACCTTAGGGTCCTTAGCAACGATCCTTGAGTCTACTCGGTTCGTCATGATCGATATGAAGGCGAATAACCTGAGGAAGAATATGAAAGAGAACTGGGAAAATCAGAAACGCGACCTGGACCACCCCTACTGGGCACAGAGGAAGATGCTGATCAGTAGTATCGATAAATCTTACGAAGTATTCAATGCACATAAGACGGACAAAGATCTTGCATTGGCGACTGAACACGTCTTTAGTGCGTTGACCCTCAGAGACGGATTTAGTATGTCAAAGAAAATGTCACATATTGTGAGGACTTGGGAGATGGTAAAAGGTGAGAAGAAAGGAATCTACAGGCTTGCCAACGACCTCATGGGTACGCTCTCTCAGGAGGAGTTGGATTATATCACGGACAAGTCGAAGCGATGCGATGCGAACTGGATCTACGGATCCAAGTACGACCCCAAGAGCTTGTGATAGGATGGTAGGAAAACACCTCGACTCCGTGGCTACCATCTCCCTGGACTACGAACACTGGGACCATAAGCCCAGTACTACTCTGCAGTACAAGGGTCAGTGTGATAAGTATGGGAACCCTAAGACCGAGGTAAGAGTGCTAGGGTCTCGGCTCGGTACTGAAACGACCGAGGTAACCCCCCGAAAGCTGGCTAAGGCCATTGTGCAGGGACGCACTTGGTCGCCTTTTGTCTTCGACGTGTGTCCGGATTGGAAGAGGCGAAGAAGGGTGGAAGGGTTGTTCCATAGCTGCCAAGTCTTGGGAGTAGACTACGACGACGGGGACAGTATGGAGGAGATTATCACCCAGGCATCCCAGTTGGGGATAAAGTTCAATATACTTCATCACTCCTTTTCTAGTACCCCGGAGCATCCTAAGTTCAGAGGGATCATATTCCTCTCTGAGGAGATTACAGACCTCAAGAAGGCGAAGCTACTGGCCACGGGCCTTGCTCATTCCCTAGGAGGAGACACATCATGCGTTGATACTGCCCGGATGTACTTCGGATCTACTCCGGACTCTATCGTATATCTCGATAACGATATCGTCACGGAAGTCGATGAGCTGAAGAAGATTGCGGACTCGGTAGAAGCGGTGAAGCATGTGACTTCTTATACTCCAGTGCCTAAAGATCATGATCCGGACTGGGGGACTATAGAGGATCAGAGGAAGATCTGGAACAAACTGACTCCGGGCAAGAGGAGTTTTGTGAAGAGGAAGATCCTGGGGATTCTCAGAGAAATCGAGCAATTTGACGGATCTAATGGAGGGAGTAGGTACGAGTGTGTATGGAAACGTACTAGCCGGATTGCCAGGATGCCAGAGACAGTAGGTAATGTTGTACGAGAGTGGGTTCTTGAGAGGATCGGAAATAACCCGTACTTTGATGACTGGGATAAAGACGCCGACTCTATCGTTCGTAATGCAATAGCCTGGAGCTTCGACCACTCTGAGCCACCTGTTTAGTTGAAAGCATAATGAGAGTGAGACTTTTCTATCCATGGGTTTACCCCCGAGAGTAAATGAAAAAGTTTCTAGCTTTAAGTCCAATACAGGTTGGACTTCACGGGGGGAGAATTCTTCCGTACTCAAGAAGCTAAGGAGCATCGATTTCGTCGACGGCACGTTTGGCGGGATGACTCCTGCCGTTGCATATATACAGTACTGGAGCAGGGATGGAGTTTCAAGAAGAAAACTAGAAGAAGCCGCTCGCGATGCGTTCTCTATCCCTCCCGATAAGTTATCCGAATTAACCAAAAAGTTCGAGGGGGCTTTTAAGCAGCCGGTAAGCGAAACGAATATAAACTACTTTGACCTCGACATAAAGTCACCACCTTTTACCCTTGTACCAGAAAATCCTGATATCGCCAAGTTCCGACCACCCACCGATCCGGAGAAAGGCACACAGGATACCAATGTCCTCCCCTCCGAACCCATTGCGGGTGGCGTATTTAGGGCTAATCCGGTGTCTAATTACACGGACATGGAGACGTCGGCAGTATGGACGTTTATGTTCAACCCTGAAGAGCTTGAACTATCCTCCGGACCAGACTATAACCGGGCAGAAGCCTGGGGCGTATCTGATCCGGCGAATGAGGGTCAGCCGCTGTCCTGGAGAGCGAATAGGAATAGGAAGTTGTCTTTCGGAAAAATCCTGTTGCATGGATACTCTCTTGGGAAGAGGGTAGATAGCCTTGAAAAAGGCCTTCAGGATCTGTTTATGGCCAGGGACGGAGAAAATGGGGCCGATGGACCCCCCGTTCTCGAGTTTGTATGGGGGAGGAGGGTGTTTGGTCCTTGCGTCATACAGGATATCAAGGTAAGAGAGAAGGCGTGGGACGCCGGATATCTAGTCAATGCGGAGGTATCGTTTACCCTAGAGCAAGTACCAGAGTGGACGATTAACGACGGGTTTGTCGATGTCCTAAGGCCTGGAAGACAACCCACCTTGAGCGATCCGACAGTCTCTAGTAGGGATTATAGGGATACGAGCACTCCGGAGACGGAGAGAGATCCTGAGCCGAAGCAGGAACCGGAACCGGAGCCCAGCCCTCGCAAGCCAACTACATCCCGGTCTAAAGAGCTTCAGCAGATTATAAAGAGATGTGGCAGAAACTATGATCTTTCAAAAAAATATGGAGAGTTTCTTGCAAGATTAAATGCTAGACGTCGAGTAGGTATCGGTGAATCTCCTTCTGAAGTTGCTATTAAATTTATAATAAGTCGCAGCAACGAGTACCGAGCCTTATACAAGACATTAAAAGATGTAACTCCCGGATCATCAAAACTGCCTATACAATATTCAGCAGACAACGTCAGTAGAGCCATATTTAACCTCGATCAGGAAGAACTGGTAAGTAAAAAAGATCCTGTTTCATTCTTAAATAAAGCTAAAGCAGAGCTTAGAAAGGCCGGCATAGCATCAAAGGAGATCGTAGATAAATATTATAAGGGGGAAGAGTGTAGAGAAGCTCCTAAAAAATTAGACGAGCTGTCAAAAACGGCTAAAAATAAAAACGAACTTCAGTATTTAAAGGATAATATACTAGAGAATAAACCATGTACTGTAGGAAATAATGAAATAAGAACTAATCCTCAAAATAATAAATTATACAGGTGCACTTATATTAGAGGAAATGAAACTTATGTATACAAAGAACTTAAATAACGCGGCATGGCAATATCTAACCTTAATCTGAACGTCCGTGCTAACACTTCCCGTGCCTTAGCCGATTTCAACAAGTTCTCCAGATCTCTGGATAACAAATTTCTTGTCAGCGGGTTAAAGCTCGATGTAATTCGCAACGCTCTGAACACTATTAATAGAGATTTTCAGAGAGCTATCGGCGAGCAAGGACTGGCCAGTGCCGGATCGCTCCGCGCTGCTCAGAACCAGGCCGCTTTGCTGACTCAAACCTTCAAAGGGTTCGCATCAGAATCGGCTCTTTCGATCACCACACAGATCGGCACAGCCCTGAACCGTGTTGCTGTTACTGCTGGCGGCACGATGAAGGACGTTCAGAGGACGTTAGCAGCTACACCGTTTATTAGTACGAACCTGTCAGAAGACCTCAGGAAGCAGTTATCCATAGGGATAATGTCCGCTCAGAGAGATTTTAGGCGTGCAGGGCTAGGGGATAACTTCGGCGGTATCGCACAACAGTTCCTGATGGGTCGAGC